TTGGTGTGGAGGGTGCCGCACTCGCCGGCCTTCAGCGTGTCAGCGACCGTGTGGTGCTGCGTGCCGATGGGCTGGCTACCGTTGAGGCTCTGGCTGTAGTTGTCAGTCGTCATGTCTTGAACCCTTCCTCAGCGCGTGCCGGCGCTTAGATCCCGGTGACCTTGCAGAAGGCCGCAGGGCGGTAGACCGCCAGGGCCAGGCGCTCTTCGGCGAGGATGGCGACCTTGTTTTTGACGAAGAAGTCGCTGTGCTCGGTCGAGAGGGTGATCGTGATGCCCTCACGCTGGAAGACCTGCGCGTGCGGCCGGCTGATGATGAAAGCCGTGTTCTGCGTCTCGCCGGTCGTGATGCGGATGGGCAGGCCCCAGATGCGCTCCGGGCCGGCCTCCGAGGGCGAACCCCAGATGTAGAGGCCGTCGGCGGTGCGCAGCAGGCGGATGTCCTGCCAGTCCAGCGGGTGAAAGACGACAGACGTCGGGTCCGCAAAGGCGTTGGCCTGGATGAGCACCATGCCCTTGTAGATCGCGTCCGGACCCGGGTCGCCGCCCTTGGCCTGCGTCTGCACGCCGGTACGGTTGTGAAGACCCAGGAGGTTCGGCGCGACGCCGTCGCCAAGCAGGATCTGCGACTCCTCCGTGCGCTTGACGAAGAAGCTCAGGCGCTGGCGGATGTAGGACTCGATGCCGCTGACGTCGGCCAGCAGCTCGGAAGTGGCCGGAATCCAGGTAGCGACCTTACGCACGTTGTCGGTGCGTTCGCTGAACCCCAGCGCCGATTCCGGCTTTGCCTCGCCCTCGGCCACCGTCGCCGCGTTGTTGGTGGTCAGGGTCTCTTCCATGTACGTCATGGCGTTGTTATCCGTGTTGCCGTCGAGGATGAGGTCGCGAACGGTGCGCTCTTCCTGGGCGGGCTGAAGGATGCCGGGCGCACGCGTGGGCTGGTTGTTGATCGTGGTCAGCGTCATCAGCGTCGCCATGCTCTCGGGGAGCTCGATGACGGCCGTGCCCTTGCCGCCGGCGTCGCGGAACGCCTTGTAGCTGGCGCTCTCGTCGAGGATCTGGCGGAGCGACTTGATCGGCGACGGCGCGTCTCCACCGCCGCGCGACACCGGCGGACGGTTGACCGGGCGCCGCAGGTACTCGTCGGCACGCTGGGTGTTCTCCCAGGCTGCGTGCACGCCCTCGAGACCTTCGATTTCCTTGGCGATGTCGGTCAGCTCGTCGTTTCGCTTTTTGACCTCGGTGCGGCGGGCGATGGGGTCCATGCCCTCGAAGGACTTGACCTTCGACAGGTCCAGGTCTTCCCCGGCCTCCTCGAAGATCGTGTGGAGCTGCAGGCGCTTGGCCTCGAGCTTCTCGCGTGCTTCTTCCAGCTGGGTGGGCATGGTCCTGTTCTCCTAACTTGCGGCCACTACGGCCTGGTGCTGGCTGCGCAGGTACGTCAGGTAGAGCTGCTCGTCTTCGCGCTGTGCCTGCACGGCCTCGGCGCTGATCTCGGGTTCGTCGTTTTCAGCTGCAGCGGCAGGTACGGGCGCGCCGAGGCGAGCCGCCGCCGCCGCCTGTACCGCCTGGTCGAAAGTCTTGATGCCGTCGACCATCCCGGCTGTAAGAGCTCGCTTGGCGGTGAGGACGTCGCCCTCGCCGTAGCCGTTGCGTACGGCCGCTTCAGTCACGCCGCGGCCACGGGCCACGTCATGGACGAATGACTCGTAGAAGTCGTCGATGCGAGTTTGGATTCGGGCATGCGTGTCTAGATCGAGGGGCTCGAACTGGTTGCCGGCGCCCTTGAACTTGCCTGCCGTGATCAGAGTGAACTTGACGCCATCGTTCTTTGCCATCTCGGAGATGTCCTGGTGGATGGCGATGACCCCGATGCTGCCTACTAGGCCGCTGGGCGTGATGAAGAAGCCGCCGCGCGCCTGAGAGCCGAGCCAGTATGAAGCGCTGGCGGACATGGCGTTGGCGACCGCGAAGAGGGGCTTTTGTGCGCCGGCCTTGTAGATCTCTGCTGCCAGCTCGGTTATGCCGTTGACGGACCCCCCCGGGCTGTCGATGTCCAGGAGGATGGAGCCAACTGACTCGTCAGCAAGGAACTCGTGCAGCTGCGCGGCGATGCCTTCGGTAGACGAGCCGCCGAAGAGCATGGCGCTGATGTCGTCGGACGCGTGCTGCGAGAGGGTGCCGCGGATGGGGATGACGCCTACAGCGCCGCCACGCGGCCGGCTACGTGCGGTGCGGTCCGCCGCTGCAGCCGCGGCCATTTCGGCCAGCGCGTCGTTACCCTTGGCGCCGAACAGCGCCAGGCGCCCTTCGATGTGGGCGCGAAGCTCTTCGAGGCCGGCCGGTGTGATAGCCAGCGGCTTGTCGGAGAGGAACCTATCGACGCTTAGGGTGGAGAGCAACGGAGCCTCAGATGCCTGAGGTCCGTTGCTGGCAGGACCGTTAAGTCTGGGCCGCTAAGGGGCCCGCTTGCAATTGATTACGCGGAGACCGTACAGCCGTCTTATCAGGACTGTCAATAACCCGAGTCTGTTGACGGCGTTGATCCTTGCTCTGATAGACGACTTCGCAGCCGCAGTTCGGACAGACAGCGCGGCCGAAACCCATGACCTGCGCGAGCCAGCGCCGGCACTCGGGACACGTTAGGTCGACCTTCGTCATCACGCCGTGAGTTTCCCCAACTGGTCTAGCGGGACCATGTTGGTCATGGCGAGCAAGTCGTCGCCGCCTTCGACCTCTTCCATCTCCTCGAGCCGGAGGATTTGGTTCGCCGTGAGCCATCGGCCGTAGCCCATGGCGTAGGCCTGGTAGCGCTGCAGGAGGTTGCCTCGCAACAGTCCGGCGACGTTCATCTTGGCGTAGCGGTTCGTTTTGCGCCGCCGCAGGAGATCGTCGGAAACGGCCTGCTCGATGCGGTTGATGTGACCCTGGAAGTTGAAGACCACCAGCATCCGGTTCTGCTCTTCCATGCCGGCACCCCAGGTGCTTACGGAGTGCTGAGCGGCGAGCAGGTGAGTGGGCAAGCCCAACAGACGAGCGGCCTCGTCGACCTGGAACCCGCGCTCCTCGATCAACTGAGCCTTGTCGGCGTCAACGCTAGTCTGGTAGTACTTGGAGCCGTTGCCCAGGAACGCCGTCCCGCGGGCATTGGGGCCGGAGTGTCGACGATTCCATTCCTTCATCAGCTCGTCGGCCTGCTGCCTTGTAAGCACCTGGTCGGTGGTGATGATGCCGTCGGGTCCACCGCCGTGCGAAAAGAAGCGGGCAGCGTATTCCTCCGCGGACAGGCCAAGCGAGAGAGCCTTGGCCCCGATCTTCACCGGGTCATAGCCCACCAGGCCACCGCCCCAGTTGGGAATGTGAATGATCTCGCCGCCGGCGCGAAAGTCGACCAGGGGATAGTCACCGTCGATCTGGTACACCTTGATGCCATCCGTAGTCCGGCCGACCATCACGCGGCTGCGTTCGATATGCCAGATGCCCCAGTCCTCACCTGGCAGGACGTCGTCTTCCTGCACGACCTCGCCGCGGCCGTTCTTCACGACGAAGATGAAGGCGTTACCGCGGACTTCGTCACCGACGATGCGCTCCCAGAAGCTTTGCCGCGTCATCTCGGGATTGGGGCGCTCCCAGAGGTGAGCCGTGTCTTTGCTCTTGAGCTTGACTGTCTTGCCTTCGACGCCGGCCGAGTCGATTTCTTCCTGGAAGACCTGCATCGGCAAGCCGCCGACCGTACCGGCGATCAGGGCGACGCCCCGGTAGAACGGGGTCAGCGAAAGCGCCGATGCGTCGTTGACGGCGGGCCCGGTGGTTGGCGAACGCCATGTGTCGGTGCGCCAGGAGCCGATGCCAGACGAGAAGGGCCAGCCCCAGCCGCCACCGCCACCTGCCCGCCCCGGGTTGTCGCTGCCCTTAACCCGCCTCGTTAGGACGTCAATCACTGCCATTGTCGGAACCTCCGTTGGGTCTCACTGGTGCCTGCGGCCCGGTCATGACCGCCGCCGCAATTAAGAGGACGCCCGCTACCACGAGACCGAGTGGTAGCGCGACCATAAGGGCAGCTGCGACCAGGCACAAGGCGCCGCCCAGAGCCGCTAGGTCGCGAAGAAGATCGCTCAAAAATCACCGCCGCCAAGGAATATCTGCAGTTCTTTCTCCGGCTCTTCGGCATTAACGATAGCCCTCCCGAGCGCCATAAGAAGCGCCCGCATCCCGCCGATGCGGGCGCCGCTGGCCTCCTGGTCCGGGCGCTTGTGACCCTCGGAGTCGGTGCGGACCGAGACGTTGCTGGCCATCCAGCGCAGGACGGGGTTGCCGAGGTGCCGGACGGTGCCCAGCTTGAGCAGCCGCTCCAGCTCCTCACACGGCGCCGCCATCGTGGCCATCGTGCTGCTGACCGAGGCTACCGTGAAACCCTCGGTGATGAGGTCCGTCTGCAGCTGCAGCGAGTTCGACTTGTGGATCGCCAGCTCCTGGAGGTCGTATAGCTCGTCGAGCTCGCTCAGCTTCTCGTGCACCGCCTGGTGGTCGACGATGTTGCCCGCCGTGGTCTCCACGTAGCCGTCTCGCTGCCAGGCGCTGTAGGGGACGCCGTCCTGTTCCTCCATCGCCTGCACGAGGTCCTCAGGGATGAAGAACCAGGTGCGCACGTCGCCGCCGCCGTCCGGGTGGGGGAACCACAGGACGATCGACGCCATGTCTTCGAGGATGTGGACGCCGCCGAAGCAGGTCTGTCCGTTGAGCGACCGCCCCGAGACCTTCGAGCCGCCCTTCTCCCACATCTCGGCCGTCAGCCAGCGCGACACGCTCTGGGTCCAGACATCCAGGTGCAGGCGGAGGAAGGCGTTCTGCTCGCCCGCCACCTCCTGTGCCTTCTTCGACTTGCGTTCGAGGTCGTCGAGTTTGACGGAGATCCCGAGGTTGGGGTTCGCTTTGGCCCAGCTAGTGGGGTCGTACGGGTCGTCGCCCTCGTCGATCGTCGCGATGTAAGCAAAGAGCGTGTCATCTTCGATCACCTCTTCGAGGACCTTGATGGCGTACTCGTGCTGCTCGTAGCAGACGGAGGCTTTGTCGCTGCCGGCCGTGGTGATGACGAAGCTGAGGGGCTGGCGCCGGGCCCCGGTCGCGGTCTCGATGACGTCCCACATCGCCCGCGTCTTGTGGGCGTGCAGCTCGTCGATGATGTCGCCGTGGATGTTGAGGCCGTCCATGCTGTCGGCGTCGGCGCCGAGCGGCTCGAACTTCGATGCCGTGTGCGCGTCGTGCAGGTTGGCGGTCAGCACCCGGACGCGCCGGCGGATGTTGGGCGAGGAGAGGACCATCTGCCGCGCCTCGCCCCAGACGATCTTCGCCTGGTCGCGCTTCGTCGCCGCGGCGTAGACCTCGGCGCCGGGCTCATCGTCGAAGAAGGCGAGCAGTATACCGACGCCGGCGGCCAGCGTGCTCTTGCCGTTCTTGCGCGGGACCTCGCTATAGGAGAGCCGGTAGCGCCGCGTGTCGTCTGAGCGCCGCCGCCAACCGAAGAGCGAGCCGATGATGAAGGCCTGCCACGGCGCCAGCTCTAGCGGCCGGCCCGCCCACTCGCCCTTCGAGTGCCGCAGCAGATTGGGGAAGAAGTCGATTGCCCACTGCGCCGCGTCCTCGTCAAAGTAGATGCCGCGCGTTTCCCCGGAAACGAGGTCGCGCATGTGCCGCTCGCAAGCAAGGCGCACCAGGCGGCCGGCGACGATGCGGCCGGCGACGACGTCTTCGGCGTAGTACGTGACTGGCGAGCGGACGGCGGTCGTCATGCCTGCCTCCGCGGCTTCTTGGCGAGGAAGCTCTCGGCCGGGTCCTCGGGCGCCTCCGCGTCGACGACACCGAGCCGGGTCCGGGCGGCCGCTGTAACGCCGAACTCGGCCCAGATCTGCCGCAGCGTGTTGAGCCCCTGCGTAAACTGCCCCACCTGGGGCCGCGCGACGTAGCCGTTCGCCTTCGACCTCTGCGTCAGGCTCCTCGTCGCTTTGCCCGACCGCCGCGCGAGTGAGTACAGCTGGCAGGACAGCGCGAAGAGCGGCATGTCGAGGACGGTTAACATCCCGAGACGCGCGAGCTCCGGTGCCAGCTGCTCCCAGGCCTCGAGCCCGAACTCGTCCAGCCAGGGCGGCGGCGCCAGGCTCTCCGGCTTCGCGGGCTGCGGTTCGTTCTCGTTGACCTTCCGCTTCCCCGGGTTGCCTTCGAGGACCTTCAGTGCGGTCGGCTTTGGCGGTCGTCCACCAGCCATTAGATTCGTACCTCTTTCGAGTTTGATTCAGTGTTAGAAGTGCCATTAGGTGCGTGTCTTATATCGTGTCTAATGGCCTCATAATCTCGCATTCTAATACGTCGCTAATACGCATAAGCGCGGCATAAGGGGGGTAGTGCAGTTTCGCGGCCACATACACAAGCGGTGAGCACGCTCCCTCGGTTGGCCTCGCGCGTAGACTTTTCGACCCCCCCTACCGTCATAAGATCGCGAGACTAATCGCGAATTAAAACGCGAGATTGTCGCGACGCTAATGCGAATAAGAGTCATCGCTTACGGCCCATAACATTCGCATTAGAGTGCTCGTTAATGTCGTGATGTAACGCGTCTTTAATCACGCGTGTCCTCGGGCTTGGGTTCGAGTTGGCGCAGTGGCCATGACGGACGTGAGCACGTTAACCACGAGTGGCCACCTTCACCCTGTTGCCCCAGCCGCCGTCCTCGTCTGCCGTCTTGCGCGAGTGATGCGAGTGACAGAGGGGACGCAGGTTGCTGATGTCGTCCGTCCCACCTCGACGTCGGGCCAGGCGGTGGTCGATGTCGGTCGCTGGCCTGCCGCACCCGGGCACGGCACAGGTGGCAGGCAGGAGGCGGGCACGCAAGCGGCGCCACTCGGGCCCGTACCCCTGCTGTGCTGAGCTGCCTCGATACACCGGGCTGGTGCTCCTGCTCGGGTTGTGCAGCGGACAGCGGCGGCCCCTGCCCACCAGCACGCTGCAGCCCGGGTACGTGCAGGGAGAGGGCGCTGCGTACGGCATCAGGGCGTGCTCGGGTCTGTGGCTGCCCGGATGACCGCGATGCCGGACGCCAGGAGTACTTCCTCGGTCATGTCCCACAGCTCGTGGTGATAGACGCCGGCGGGCAGGTTGGCGTAGTCGCCCTGGTCGACCGTGACGCGGGCGATGTTACTGCTTGCGCCCGCGACCGCGATGCCCGAGACGGTCGTCTTGCTCAGCAGGATGGCTGAGCCTGGCGTCGCGCTGATAATCCACCGCACAGTGCGTGCCGAGAGGTTGAGCGGGTCGCCGGCGGGGTCGACGCAGGTGAACTCGATCAGCTTGGTCTCGTAGCGAAACCACCGGTCCTCGGCGGTAATCGGCGTGTTCAGGCTCATTCTTTGGCCTCCAAGGCGACCGGCTCGTTGTGCTGAGCGTTGAAGGCAATCGCGCCGGTGTTCGCGGCGTTGCGATTGACCGTCCTCGAGAAGAGCGCACCGAGCGCGATCGGCGTGAAGTTCATCGACCTCAGCTTGCGGAAGGTCATGAGCAGCGAGCCCTGTCGGGAGAAGGCCCTGAGGTACGTCATCGTGCGTACAGCTGCCGTCGCAATCGTGCCGGCGCGCCCGAAGACACGAAGCGCGATGTGCCTGCGGCTCGCCGCCGTGGCGATCGTGCCTTCGCGGCTCATAAGGCGGAGGTAGGCCATTGCACGCTTTGCCTGGTCGGCAACGGTGCCGATTCGCGCGAAGACGCGGCCGTAGACAGCGCTGCGGCTCGCCGCCGTGGCGATCGTGCCGGTCCGGGAGTTGCTGCGGCCGTAGACCACGATGCGGCGCGCGACGTCGACGTACGAAGAGCCGACCTGAAACGCGTTCACCTGGAAGGCGTCGGCCTGGAAGGCAACCGGGTCTACGCCGCGCGTAGCGGTGTAGGAGACGCGCCGTCCGAAGATCTTCACCCGCGTGGCCGTCATCGCCCGGGTCTCGACCTGGAAAGCGTCGGCCTGGAAAGCGTCGGCTTGGAAGCCGGTCGAAGACGCGCGCGTGAAGCTGCCGAACTTCTCGACGGACTCGTGCTGGCTCATCACCGCGGTCATGCCGCCGGCGCGCGAGAAGACGAGAGTTGGGAACCTCGTCGCGATGGCGCCAGACACCGTAGTACCCGAGCGGGCCGAAAGTCGGTGGGCGATGTAGGTGAAGGCGTGTGCAGGGACCATCGCGCCGGTGCGCGCGAGCGACCTGCTCACCGTCCCCATTTTGAAGCTCATCGCGGCAGTCATGCTGCCGGCGCGGGCGAGGAAGCGTCTCGCCGCCTGCAGTGAACGCGATGTGTCCATGGAGGTGGCGCCGGCCCGCGTATAGGACCGGCCGCGGATGTACGCCTGGCTCGCCGCCATGGTATGACTGCCCGTCCGGGAGTAGGAATGAGGCGCAAAGCGGGCCCGGCTGAACGACATCGTCATGCCGCCGGCGCGGCTTTCTGCTCGGGTATACGCGACCTGAAAAGCATCGAGTTGGAAGGCGTCCGCTTGGAAGGCCTTGTCGGCCATGGCGTGTTATCCCTTGGCCGTCGCCCTGCGCCCGGCGCGGTTCGAGGGGAGGCCGACGTTCTTTATTGCGTCGACCTCGTTCAGGAGCCGATCGAGCTCGGCGGCCCCGGTCTCGAGCGCGACCTCCATGGACTCGATGCGGTACTCCTGCATCGTCAGCTCGACGCTGATCTGCTCGCGCGCGGCCTGTGGCAGGGTGTCGAGGACCTCGTCCGTGTATCTGCCATCCAGCTCCGCGTGCGCGTTGGTGAGCAGTTGGAGCTCGTCGTACTTCACGAGAAAGCCCTCGGAAAACTGCTTGGCCTGCTGCTCGACATGGTGCTTGCGAGTGTCGGGGTCGATGCGCTCCATCAGTTTGACGAGACGCTGGCGCAGGATGTCGTCCATTAGGCGAGCACCGCCACGAGGATCTCGTGCAGGGAGAGGACCATCTGCCTTTGCTGGTCCGACAAGAGGGGCCAAACGTCGACCGATTTATGGGTATCGATGACGTCGTCACCGTCGATCAGGTCGAAATAGACCTGGGCGTTCGCCGCCAGCACACCACGGTGCGTCGCGCTCTCCGCGTCCTCGGGGTCGTCCGGGATGTCGCCCAGGCTGAGCATGATGCTGTCGATGCGGACGTTTTCTTTCTCGTAAGCCATTAGTTTCGAGCCTCCAGGGTTTCGATTCGGCGCATGACCTCTCTGAGTACGTTGACAACCACGCCGAGGATAGGCCGGTCGCTCAAGGTGTAGTGCCCCTGCGAATTTACCCCTACGGCTTCGGGGATGTGGTCGCGGACGTTCTGGGCCGAGAAGCCCGCATATTCGTGCTCAGTGTCCAGGCCGGACTCAGGCATGTAGCGATGCAGGATAGGTGTGATGCCCATGAGCGCGTCCCAGCTCCGTTCGAAGGGTCTGATGCCCGTCTTAAGGCGCTCGTCCGAAACCGACGTGATGTTGCCGGAGGCGTCGAACGTTGCCGTGCCGGCACCGTATGCAGCCATCCTGACGGCGCCCGTTGCGCCGTTAATCACGAGGGCGTTCGCAAACGTGCCTGTGCCCAAGCTAAGCGCATAGGTGGGCGTTGTATCGACGACGAACTGCCACTCAATCGCAGAGGTGTTGAGTAACGCGAGCGCCTTCCAAGCTGCTGTGGTTGCGCCGCTGGTGACTTTGAGTTGATAGTCCGGGTTGGCCTCGTTGACGCCGAGCCGCTTATTCGCCTCGTCGAAAGTGCTACCAAAAGCGGTGGCCTTGCCCTTGGTGGCGTGGGTGGTAGTGGTCAGGGTGCCCGTAGCGCCCGACGCATTGGTCGGGCTCAGAGAGATCGTCGGCGCGAAGACGCGTACAAACGTAGCGTCACCAGCGGTCGTATTGGTCGGCGCTGTCTCACTGCCGACACCCAGGATCCCGGAGAATGCCCCGTCGCCGGTAACAGAGAATTCGATGCCAGAGCCAAAGGCTCCATCTCCCACCTTGAGGCGCACTACGGTAAGGTCGCCTGCTGTGGTGTTAGTCGGCGCTGTGGTCGAGCCAAGACGCTCGTGGCCGCCGATGCGCACCGAGTCCGGACTGTAGAGGACGTCAGCCGCGCCTCGATATAGCAGGACGTCGCCGCCGATCAGGACGCCGGCGCCGCTGCCGACCGTAGGAATGAGCAGCTGGCCGTTTGCCTCGTCGAAGTCGAAGAGTGTCGATGCGCCGATGTAGAGGTGGCCCTTCGTCGCGTGTGTCGTGCTCGTGATCGTGCCCGTAGCGCCCGACGCATTGGTAGGGCTCATCGAGATCGTCGGGGCGAAGAGGCGGACGATTGTCAGGTCGCCGGCCGTCGTGTTGCTTGGCGCCGAGGAGCTACCCAGGCGGCCGTAGCCGGTCAGCGAGAGGTTCGCTGACCAGGACGGGTCCGTACCGTTTGAGGCAAAGATGGTGCCGGCGGCGCCGACGGCTTTACGGTCCCACTCGGCCGCGGCGTCTGCCACGATAGTGTCGCCGCGCGTCTGACCGGCGATCGTGTGGGTGTCATTCCAGTTCGACGGCCGGGCAACAGCCGCATTGCCGCCATCGGGGACGGCGGTGACGAAACGGTGAACGATACCTGCGGCCATCGAAGCTCCTTAGAGCGTGATAGTGATCGTTACCTGGAGCGTGTCGCCGTTGGCCACGGTGGCCGAGCCGTTCGAGAAGTTCTTCTCCACGAAGAGGAACGAGCCGCTTACGGTCGTCGAGTCGAAAAGGCCGGCGCCGTAGGCGGTCCCGGAGCCGGTCACCGAGAATGACTTGTAGAGGTCGACCGACACCGTCGCGTCCAGGACCGTCGTGCCGACGAAGTTCTGCACCGTGGCGGCAGCGCGCGAGAGACCGATGGTCGTGAACTCGTTGGTCGTCACGTTGGCGGAGCCGGAGCCGAGAGACAGGTCGCCATGCGCCACGGTGAGCGAGGCCGACGCCACGGCGAGCGCCGTCAGCACGCCGGCGGCCGTGGAGGCGCCAGACACGGCGCCAAAGAGACGGGTGATATTGATCTCGCCGCCCTTGTCGACGCGCTCGTTGTGCGAGACGTCCATCCAGATGGGGTCGCTGCGCAGGTCCGCCGGGTCGATGTCGCCCTTGAAGGGGTTCAGCAGCTCTTCGATCGCCTGACGCGGGTTGGGCCCCGGGTCGAGGATGTCTGGCAGCTTGATTAGACCCTTCTGCGCCCACCGCGGCCGCAGCTGCACCGTGACGAAGACGTCGCGCTTGCGCTGCAGCGAGGGCGAGCCGGGCAGACTTATGGACCGTGACGGGAGCCAGATGCGGCCCGCCTCCGGTGCCGTGGGAAGAAGGATCGTCGGCATCTAAGCCTCCAGCTTCTGCCAGCCGTAGCCGACCAGGTCGTCAGCCTTCGCCGGGTCGATCGCGCGGAACTGTCTTTCGGGGTCGAGCATAGCGACCTGTCCCGGGTCGTGCGTACGCTCCTCGCCGTCCACGACGACAACCGCGGGCGGGGCCTGGCGGAAGGGGTAGACGGCGTGCATCAGCGTATCGAGCTGGGCGCAGCGGTCGCCCAGCAGCTGCAGTGATTTGTGAGCGGAGGCGTAGGTCGCCTCGTCCTGGGGGTCGATCGACCCGTCGACAGAAGCTCCGTCGACATACACGTGCAGGTTGCGGCCGGCTTCCTGCAGCAGCAGGTCGATCTCGGCCAGCACCGCGGGGATCGCCTCAGGTGAGCCGTGCAGCCAGCCCGCTTCGATCATCGCCGGCACCGAGCGGGACGAGACCTCGACGGTCTGGCCGTCGCGCCACATGGTGACGAGCTCGTCGGTTACAACGACGGCGTCATCGGTGGTATCGAGGACGTGGGATTCGTGGTTGGTGCGGTCCTGAGTCATGCGCGACGCCCTCCACTGCTCGAAGGGCCGCGCACCGGGCCGCGTTACGTCGATAACTCTAAGGCGCAGCTAGTTAAAGCGTCAATCGTAGATGCGGGAATAGAGACGAAGAGGGTCGACATTATCGGGATGCCCGGCAGGCAGCCAGATCGGGGCCTCGTAAAGCGATTGCACTTCTGCTGTGACCTCGCGCTCCCCTGCCCATACGTGACCACAGTTGCTGCACCCAAAGAGCGCCCCCTGAAATTCAACTGGTATCGGCGCCTTGGCGTTTGCACGGTTGAGGTAAAGCGTCACCAGACCACACGTCCGACCGTCCAGGCACAGGTGCACGGATTCGTTCACGCTGGTGGCCCCTCTTGGAGGCTGCAGCGGGCCACCTTGTGGTCGCCCCCGAACCTCAATTCCAACTTATCGCCGGAACGAAAGTCTGGCTGGTGCATGCACCCCCAGTACGGCTCCGGTACAGGATTGCCTGGAGTGCTGGAGACCCAAATACGAACCTCCGCCACACCATCCTTGTCGATCGCCACTCTCAGGTGTGAGTGCGGCAATACATTTCGCGCAACGTAAAGTTCGTCTCCTAGGCGATGGATGATGATGTCCGCCCAAGTCTCTGAGCTCATGCCGTGTGTCCTCTCCTGACGTGAACCTAACAGCTTCGCAATGCCAACTACTGAGCAGAACAGGATGATGTAGAGCATCAATTCGTCCATCTCAATCTCCGTTTGACAGCTTGAACAAGTTGCGGGCACCGCAGGGCTTGCAGCCCAGCTCCACCTCGATTGGCACCGGCGTGTCGGCCAGCAGGCGCACCCGGCCGATGACGTGGCGGCAGCGGCGGCAGAACAGAGCGACGGAGGTCTCGCGCTCCAGCTGCCACGCCTCCAGCAGAGTGCTGCTGACCACGACCTTAGGCATTGCCGCTCCCGAAGGCCTCTTCGACCGCGGCGACCTGGCGCTGCTGCAGCGTCTCAGACAACGTGGCCAGTAGGCCGAGGGTGGTGTAGGGGTCGCCACAGTACGCGAAGTGGTAGGAGCCGTCGTCCGCCGCGATGACGATGGCCATCGCCTTGAGGTCGCCGTGCTGTTCGGCGAGGACCTTGCCGGCCTCGACGGCCTCAATCAGCCGCCGCAGTACTTCTTCCCGCTTCTCCGCCGTCTCGCGGGCGCGGGCGGCGATCTGGTCTAGCGTGTCTTCGTTCATCGCAACCTCACCTCCAGAGGTCCCGCGGCACGAGATCAAACTCTTCTCGGTGCACGCCCGGGGCCGGCGAGTGCTCGATTAAGATGCGACGCACATCAGGCAGATGCTCCGAGCAGACCAGCAAGCCCGCGCTGGCTTCACCCGGGAAGATCCATATGACCTTGACCACAGCGGGGTTCCTGCACTCCGCCTTCTTATCGCCGCACAAGGGAAGCGGCTCGAAATCAAGGCCTATATCGGGGTCCGGTGCCGCGTAACCCTGCGACGTGAAACCAGCGGAGATCTGTGCAAAGCCTTCTGGCGTTATGAAGTCGTCCGCCGTCGTCACATCCTTGTGGGCATCGCAGATCGGCATGCCCGCCTGGCCGCGAGCGATTGCACTCGGCGGAACGACACCGTCAGGGAAGGATCCCGCCGAAGGTTTGATGAGCAGCACAGGAAGCCATCGGGCCGAGAGGTCGCAGCCTTTGTGCGCGCACTTGACGTCAGTCATGGGATGCTCCCTCTCCACCAGCAGGTCGGCCAGCCCGCGGTGCTGCCGGGGCTTCCGCCGCGGCGCTCGATGTGGTTGATGAGCCACGCGACGTTGGCGCCGACCTGGTAGGGGTTGAGATGATCCACCAGCCCGGTCGCGCTCGCAGCGGTCGCCCAAGTGCCAGGGGTGAACTGAAACGCCGATAGATAGCCGTTGGCATACTCGACGCCCCATGCACCCTCGCAAGGCCGGACGTCCTCGATGAGGTGGCGGATGTACTCGACCGGCCCGCCAGCGTCGACGTAGCCACGCGCGAACTCG